TTTCGGGTGCCGGTTCTCGCCTTAGCTTTCCCTTAGAAGAGATGTCAGATTTCTTCGGAAAGCTGCTGATAGATATTTACAAAGATTTACAAAACTAAAGTCAAAAATCATGGAAAATCAAACAACACAAAATCAAGGAACAGATCCAGTGGTAGATTTTAAAACAATCGAAACCATTGAACGAGTGTATGAATTGGCTGATGAAGAAACTCGTAAGGATTACGATCAGGCCATGGCAGGGTATACGACTCCGGACCGTGTATCATACAACAAGGCAAGAATGCTATCAAGTGTTGCATGGGCACTAGTTGGTGAAAAACCTGATGGTAATAACACCAATCAGAAAAAGTGGTGGCCGTTCTTTGTTATGGCTCCCGTTTTCCGGTTCTACTATTCGTATTACCACTTCGTGTATTCGCTTTCGGGTGCCGGTTCTCGCCTTAGCTTCCCTTTAGAAGCGATGTCAGATTTCTTCGGGGAAAAGTTCCTGATGGAAATTTTCAAAGATTTACAATTCTAAAACTTAAGAGCATGAAAAAAGCAGCGAAAGAAAAAAATTCAAAGAAAAAAGCTTTTGATTTTTCAACGATCAAAACCATTGAGGACGTGTATAAACTGGCTGATGAAGTAGCCTGCAAGGATTATGACCAGGCAATGAATGGATACACCACACCGTACCGGACAGCACATAACCAGGTACTACTCATGTCCAATGCTGCCTGGCGCTATGAAGAAAAAACGGCCGATGGTCATGACACTAATCAATACAAATGGTGGCCATATTTTATCGTGGCTCCCTTTTTCCGGTTCGACTATTCGTTTTGCCACTTCGAGTATTCGGTTTCGAGTGCCGGTTCTCGCCTTAGCTTTCCTACACCAGAATGGTCGAAATTCTTTGCTGAGAATTTTACCGAGGTATTCAAGGAGTTACAGATGTAGATGATCCCGGAGCTGATACGCTGTATGTATCCGACCAGGGAATCTGTGATCAAATACAACAGCTGATTGCTTTTCATAAAAATCAGGTTGAAAAGTATACCGCTGTTTTGAAATTACTCAATGGCGATCCTATTACAAATGTTATCAGGAGTGAAGTTACAATAAAAACTTGTCCTGAATGCGGAGTGGAGCATAACAGAAAATCCGATTTGTGTTCAAATAACTGTTACCAGAGAAGATATCACAGATTAGTATATAACCCCACAGAGGTTGCAAAGACATACGATCCCAAGAAATGTGAAGTCTGTGGAAAAGAATTCATACCAAAGAATTTTGATGTAAAATATTGTAGACGTAGTTGCTCACAAAGGGCTTTTCGTTTAAGGAAAAAGGAAAAAGAGGGCAAGACTACCAATGATATCATAGAAAACGTAGTTGAAAATACAAAAACCGTTCTATTGGCCGATGAAACAGTTATGGAAAGTAAGCCTTCAAATTTTGATAAAGCCATGGAAAAACTTAGAAAACTACAAGCAATAAAACCAATTATGAGACCTGATTTTAAACGTGATTTAGGATAATGAACACATTTTCCCCTGATCAAAAAATATTGGCTCTTTCCTGGAAAGAACCCTACGGCACTTTGATGCTTTATGGAAAAATTGAAACAAGGACCTGGCATACAAATTATCGTGGATGGGTATTGATTTGCTGCAGCAAAAAATCCTATGATGGATTGCAGGTTCTTCAAATATCAGGAAGAGAACAAACTGACCGGATTGTATTTATCATGGGTTATCTGCCAAAAGTATCTCCAGGGAAAGCTATTGCTATTGGTAGATTGATTGATTGCCGGCCAATGACACTTGAAGACGAGAATGCATGCTTTGTTAAATACCGACCTGGACTATGGTGTCATGTTTACGAGGATATCCAGCCAATTGTCAAGATACCTTGGAAAGGTCAATTAAAATGGAAAGAATTGGATTTATTACAAAAGGAAGGTTTAACAATTTTAAAGTAAATATATGGAAAGATTTCAAGGGCATAAAAATCCACCACCACCACCCGAACCTCCAAAGGATAGAATATATAAAAACAATAGGAGAATACCAGTACCACCAATGTCGAATAAAATATACCTGGGCAAGCCAGAACTTGATGCTGTTTATAAATGGCTAATGAGTAAGCCAGAATTGAATGATACTAAAATAGCCGTGGAATTTCTTACAACGTTAAGGATTTAAGATCTCATTGGAGGGGTGATATAGAACTGGTAAAAAGTTTGGAAAAACAAACTAGGTGGGTTAAAATCAAACTCTATGCTATATGGATTGGCCTTCCAGTATTGGTTATCGGATTTATTTGCCAGGTGATAGCGCTGATTTTAATGATAGTAAAATGATTGAAAATATTGAAAGTTATCGTGAATCTTTTGGATTGGAATTACCGCCTACTGGAACTGTTGTTGAAATTGACTATATGGATGGAAGCCAATACAGTATTATATGGCCAGATTGTCCTGATGGTGAAAGTATCTTGTATATGTGGTTAAAATCAAAGATCCATGCCAGATCTTTATGTGAAAAGCATGGATGGATTGTAGAATGAAATGTTCCTTGTTATTACTAATGTCAACCTCTAATTTTAAACTATGCCATCTCCCATCACTGTAATCATCCGATCAGAACCGATTTTGAATCAGTTCATGATTGCTAATTTTGGGCAAATGCCCATGGAATTGCCTAAAGGGCATTTCCTTTTGAACCGGTTGTTTCATTTCCTCAGGCGGCCACCAAAGGAGTACAAACCAAAGACGGCTGGTATCAACGACCTGGTGATAACCATTCCATACAATGATGAAAAGAATGTACTGTACAATTTCTATTTATCATCTCTGTGTGAGAAATGTTATCTGAAATCAATCAAGAATTTTTTTCATTTGACATTCGTTGAAGATATGAATGAATCCCGGCTTTCCGGCCTTAACATAAAGGATTCAATCTACGTGTTCATCGATAAATACGACCTGGGCGCCCAGGCGTTTGAAGCGCTTGATAAATATTATCAACGTTATTCGTCCAAAAAGAGGGTGTATGCTCACAGAAAAAGGAAATATAATAAGTCGTCAGTTAAACGTCGTTTTTGTCCGACGAGTTAACATTTGTTAACAATTGTTAATTATATAAAATACTGTATATGTCAATCCTTAAAAACACCAACCTGAATTCGATCATCTGTGGAATATTATATTGCTTCCCGGAAGAAGTTCTTTCAATTGCAGACGGCAGATCAGAATATCATAAAATCATAACCCTGGTAACAGGAAAAACATGGAAGCAGATTTATTTCACTCCGGGATCTGCCGACTTCCAGGAACCTCAAAAAATTGATGATCCGGGATCGGTGTTTGAACAGAAACTGAAATTCGTCTTCCCAGGAGAGAATGAATCCAATGCCATAACCATATCTGAAATCAGTAACCGGCCAATCCTGGTTCTGCTTACCTATAATATAGGTCGTGCAAAATTTATCGGTGATTTGGATAATCCCGCACGTTTGCTTCCAACTGTACAGACAAATCCAAAAGTCACCAACAGGCAGATGGAAATCACATGCACGGCAATATCAACTGCAAAATGGATGGATACAACCGGTCAATCAATTCCCATCCCGGATGATGGAAATCCCGGTGCAAATATGGATTAAAACACCGTTTTCCCTTAATTATCAAGTCCTTTAAAAAGGTAAGGCGCCTCAATAATATTGCTGCTCAAACAATATTGAGGTGATTGATGCTCTTTTAGAAATCCTTTGTGCAAAGTGGTTAATTGATCACAATACGGCAATGTCGTATTTGCCGATTTTGATTTCCTTGATGAACGGCCAGAAGTTTGCCGTCGAACTTCAGTCAGAGGCAAAAAAGAGAAAACAACCTTATGTATTGGCTATCGAGGAAGACTTCATCAACCCGGTTGCTCCCTACGACATTACCAATGTTGACATTCCTGAAAATTCAGTTGCTGTCATTCCGCTGGATGGCGTGTTGTGCTCGTGGGATACCAATAATATCATAAGGTATCTTCACCAGGCTAACGATAATCCCAGGATCAGCTCGATCCTCTTTCCTTCCAACACCCCGGGAGGAATGGTTTTCAATACCGACATCTGCGCTCAGGCGATTAAGGATAGTGCAAAACCTACCGTTGCAGCAATCATGAACATGACGGCAAGCGCCGGCATGTGGATCGCTTCAGCAATGGATTATCGCATTGCAACCTCCCAGCTGGACCGTATCGGGTCCATCGGCGTGATGACTTCCCTTACCGACATGGCAATCTTACTGAAAGATAAACTGGGGATAGTCATTACAGATTTCTACGCCACCAAATCCACGAAGAAGAATGAAATGGTCCGGGAGTTCCTGGACAATCCGACTGGCCAGCCGAATAGCCAGCCGATCATTGATGAACTGGATTACTGCAATGAAATATTCCATGCAGAGATCCAGAAGAATCTTGGAATAAAAGCCGATTCAGAAGTATTCACCGGCGCCATGTACAATGCCAATCAAGCAATTGACTTAGGCTTAATCAACGAAATCAACTCCCTGGAGTATGCATTCAACTATGCGTACGACCTGGGCATGTCCAATAAAATCAATCAATTTTCTAAACAATTAAAATTCTAATTATGAAACAGCTGCGTGCTTCCGTCCTGGCTCTTCTCCGTATCAAGGCTTTTGCCAAAGATAAGGACGGTAAAGTTTTTTTTACGGAGGAGCAAATAGCCAAAATGAAACAATTCAGAGGTGAAGCATTCACTGAAAAGTTCCTTGAAGCTATCAAAAATGATCCTGAAGGTACCGAGACCGATCCAGAGGTGATCAGCGGGTTACTTATTGAGATGAATAACCATCTCCAGGTTTCAATCGATGCGCAAGAAGATTTGCGCACTCAACTCAATGCTGCAAACAAAATCAAGGACGAGCAGGCAACTGCAAGAAAGATTGCAGAACAGAAAGCCACTGAGCTTGAGGCCACCGTTGCAACATTGTCCGATGCTGCCGAACCGAAACCAAAACCCAAGCCGGGGACAGTTGCCAAGCCTACAGAAGGGGAAAACTGGGATCCAACTGGCGCCGACACCCATCTGTTTGGTCGTAATGTTCCTTTCATGGCCATTGATGACAAACATCCGTACAATAAACGGGCTTATGCCATTTTGATGTCCAGAAAAGGCGTCATGATTCCTGTCAATTCAGCCACCTCGATGGATTATGAGGCCCTGAAAGCCGACCTCGGAGATTATTACCGCGTGAGGGCCCAGGATCGCATTCAGTCATTCGTTTCTGAGTTACCATCTCTGAAGGGCATTTTCCCAATGAGAAGCAATGTCCAGGATCAGCAGGTTCTGGTCAATATGTTCCTCAATGATTTTACCCAGGCTGACGGTACGGTGGTAGGATCGGATTTTGATGCCGTTGTAAAAGGCGGTTACCAGTTCGAACCGGAAATCATCACCATGTATTCTGTCATGTTTGCCGCCAAATTCTCTCAGTTGAAAGAGATTGAGACAAACTGGATCGGTTACATGAACCAGGAAGGATCTTCAACCATGAAGATGGGATTCGTTGAGTACATTATGACCGAATCCAGCAAGCAGATCTGCAACGAGCAGGAAATGCGCTGGATCAATGGCGTTCGTAAGAACCCAACCAAGAATGTTCCCGGGAATTTCATCAATGCTTCCAATGGTCTTCGCAAGTTCATCAAGAACCAGATCGCTTCATTCAAGGTGAAACCTTTCGCCGTTGGTGAATGGACCAGTTCAGGGATGGTCAGCTACGTGAAGAACTGCACCCGGATGATTCCGGCACAGTTCCGCGACTCAGGAAGACTGATTTGCTACATGACTACCGATGCTTACTCGGACTATCTCAATGATTATGAGGTTCGCTATGCAGGGAACACTGATTATACAGGTGGTATCAAGGTAGTTAAAGGTTACGAACGGGTAAAAATCGTTGAGCTGCCAAACATGGCACCTTCAAAGAGGATCATCTGGACCTTTGACGGAAACATTTTCCTGGCTGAAGACAAGCCTGGTGAAATGCTCAATTTCACCTTTGAGCAGCAGGACTGGAACCTGAAGGTTTGGTCAAATTTCAAAGAATCGGTTTGGGCTTACTTAACCGGTAAGAAATTTGATACAGCTGCAGCCATGCCATCAGATTATTCCTCACAGAGGATCTGGTGCAACGACGTGGATGAGCCGGCAGACTTCTACCTGGAAACGGATGCAAACGACACATCACCGTCAGTACTGGAGCATACCAGCCTGATCACAGTTGCCAATACCCAGGCAACCGCGATCACTGATTTTGATGATGCTGCAGTTGGGAAGGAGATCCGATTTAAAATCGGAAATGCCACAAATTCTCCGACCATTGCCCAGGCAGGTAAATTCTCCCTGATCAGTGCGGCATTCAATGGCGCTGTGGGGGATGAAATCCGGCTTAAGAAAAGAAGCGACGGAAAATGGATCGAGATCCTCAGGTCGAGTGTTTCGTCCACCGCCATCGCTTTCGATGCCAACAACGCTACCCCATCGGTTGCCATGGGCGACACCTTCATCACGGTTGCAAACGAGAATGCAACTGCAATCACCAATCTTTTGGATGCTCTTACCACAAGGGTTTACAGGATTTATGGTGGATCAGCAGCTCATTCCACGACAATTGCAAATGCCGGGAATTTTGTTCTGACCGATGTGATGACTCTTGGAGTCGGGACTTTCATCGACCTGCAAAAAAGTGCCAGCGACGGTAAATTCTATGAAATCCAGAGAGGATAGATCTGGATGGGGCAGGCCGAGCCTGCCCCACTGATTTTTTCAATCTTAACCAAAAATTTAAAATAGGAGATATAAAAAATGCCACCTTATGTAAATGTCGATCTTGAAAAATCCAGCAATAATGCTGGTATTGGCGGAAACAAAAAAGCCGAATTTATCCTCGCAGATTGCGACGATATCCAAACTTTCCCAAACCGTGATGGCAAAGGGATTGTTATTACCGATGACTTTATCATGAAGCCTGGAAAATACATGATAAGAGTTTACATAACTCAATCCACAATGAAGGCAAGCGTGGAAAGCACTGGTGATCCTGATGCCAAAGGAATCATTCATACTGTTGAAGGTGAACACCCGGGCGACGCCGTTGCATTGCGTGAATTTCGTAATGCCTGGCAGAACAAAAACGCAATTGTCTTTATCCGCAAATGCGGTTCTGAACAGGTGAACCAGTATGGTGATGAATGTGCTCCAATGCAACTCGAGTTCAAAGGCCAGGATGATAAGGATAAGACCAATACAGCGTTCACGTTCAAGTCAGTTCAAAATGGACCGGATGTAGCCGATTACCAGGGCACCTTTACCTTTGATACTGTCAGAGCAACATTTCCTGCAGACGAAACCAATCTTCAGGTACAGCTTGGTGAAGGCCAGTATCAACTCACAAACGGTACTGCAGCTGCGGCTGAAATAATTGCATTGTCCGGTTCCATTGATGGCGGTGTTTACACACTCCTGGGATCAGGAGGAAACCATCCTTCAACTATTGCAAATGCCACTTCGGCATTCCTTTTGAAAGATGGCACAACATGGACAGCACTTGCCGGGGCAACACTTACTGTTCGCGCCTTCAAATCCGGACCTACCGAATACAAGTTCTTCGAATTGAGCCGTACTTAATCCAATACTGTTCATAGATCCTTAAACCCGCTTTACAGAGCGGGTTTTTTTGTCCTTTTTGCAAATCACTGTAAATTCTATGTTTGTCAAGATTAATCAAAACCAACATTGCAATGAAAGAGAGAATATTACAATTCTTTAAATCGGATCGGACGTATAAAACCGCCGTTAATCTTTACCAGGAATTCGGTAAAAGATTGAGTGTTAAAAAACAGATCAACATGCAATCTGAGTCGGATTATCTCAAAGGCACCCTTTTTGACGAACTCCGCGAGCTGGCTGATCTATCACAGAAGGATCTGTCATTGATCCTTCAGGCACCGGTGGTCAAAATTGAGAAGAACCAGAGTACTCCAGCCGCCCCAAAACCAGCATCCAAAAGGAAAGCAGCAAAATCCTCAAAAAAAGAAATGGGAAGAAGTAAAACCAAAAATCCTGAAGGAGAAGCCGCAAAAAAAGAACTGGGGAAGGAAAAAACCAAAAAACCTGCAGGAGAACCCGCAAAAAAATAGATCTCAGCTCGGTACCAGCCATACGACTCAGGGAAGAATTCCCATTCGTAAGGCTGCCCGACTGCCCATCCGAGCTGAAGATACTTCTGGCAGACAAGATCACGGCATTTGAAGCGTACAAAGCAGCTCACACAGGGCTGCATTTGGCATTTGAGAAGGGTTATTGTGATGATTTGTTAAAACTCAACTCGGATACAGTTGAAAATTACCTGGAGAATAGATCCATTTATGATGAACTGAATCATTATAAAGAAAAGGGTACCATCCTTGGTAAACATAAGATTTTTGACAGATTAAAACGCACGGAGTCCATACGAGACATGAAATTGTCTGAGCTGTTTCAGCTGAAGCTGCAGCTGGAAAATAACCTGGTGAGAAATAAAAAGAAACTTCGGGATGATCCAAATCATCCCCAAACAAAAGCACGTCGTGACCGGTGTGATCAAATGAAGATGGAATTAAAGGAAATCATGAAAATACTTAACCTATAAGTTAATTGAACAAGTATTTCAACATATCTGATGTTGCCAAAACTGATGAAAAACCTACCGCTACCTCCGGCATCCTGGCTGAAAAATTCCTGAATTACCATTGCCTTAAGATTGAAAGCTTAAAGCAGCTCACGGGAAAGCTCCCGGGGCCAGAAGACCTTTATTTCCTTTGGACGATAAATAGCTTCAATGCCTTTACCGTAATTCCCTTCCTTCTGAAAGAGTGCGGACAGATAAAGGAACTGGTTCTATCAACCTATTCGATCAACATCCGGATCATTGATGCCCTTACCCGGCTCATGGATCAAAAAAAGATAGGATCTGTTGAGATCTTTATCAGTGATTCCATAAAGGCCAGGCAGCCTAAAGTAAATGATCACCTGGGCGCCATCACCATTAACTACCCGGTTAAAGTTATTTATGCCTGGAACCATTCCAAGGTAACACTGATTCATGCCCTGGATCACCATTTCATTTTTGAAGGATCTGGTAATTTCTCTGAGAATGCCCAGCATGAACAATACATTTTCCTTGATAACCAACGTGTTTATTCATTTCGCAAAAACGAAATTCTCAATGGACTTAACAGATGAACAATACAAGGATATCGAAGAACTAGCCGGTATCAATTATTCTGTAGAAAAAATTGCCATGTACCTGGACGTGGACCTGGTAGATTTTGAGCAAGAGTTCAATACTCCGGGATCCAAGATAAGACACCATTATGATCGTGGCCAATTGATGGTGCAGGCAGAAATAGATAAGCAAAACCTTAACCAGGCTAAAAGTGGAAACTTAACCTCAATCCAGCAATGGAAGAAGGATTCCTTAGCTGAAAGACTGGAGAATTACAAACTCAAAATTCAGTTTGATTCTGAAAAGACTCAATATGGCCAGCTTCAGGCAATGGTTGAACGCGGCGAAACCAATGATCTGCCGGCACCGGTAGTCGAGTATTTTGAACAGATCGACTACATACGCTGTTTGTTCAACAAATTCAATTCCAAAAGTTATATCGTCTCCGCTATCAGCCTTAAATGGCCCAATATCAGTAAATACAAGGCAAACAAGCTTTATTGTGAAAGTCTGAATTTCTTTAACCTGGATAATGAAATCAAGGTCCAGGCATGGAGTAATATTTATGCCGACCGGTTGGATAACATGGCCCTGATCGCCCAGCAGATGAATGATTTTGAAACGGCCCGCAGGTGTTTCAAGGATGCCGCTGAAATGCGTGGCGTAGGAAAAGATATGGCAAACCAGGTACCTGAAGACCTTCTTGACCGAAGGCCGGTTCTCTATACAATGAAAATGAGAGATGCCGGTGCCCCGGAAATCAACCGTAATGAACTTGGAAGATTACTGGATCAAATGGACATTACAGTTGTGGATAGATCCAGGATAAATCGTGATGCCAGGACTGAAGATATACCTTTTATACTTTTTGAAGATGAGTCAAAGGAAGATAACCAAGCAGGAAGCTGATATACGCTATTCCAACTGGATAGCTACGCTCATTGATATTATCAAGCCGACAAATCTTTATTTGTATGGCGGTCGTGGTGTATCAAAAAGCACTGAAATTCTTGCAAAACGGACAATCGATGTCATTTACGACATGCCACGAGCCAGTTTTGCATTTGTTGCGGATACATACGTCAATCTCTTAACCAATATCGTGCCCGCTATAATTCACGGGTGGGAAACACGACAGAATTTCTTTGAGAATGTTCATTATGTAGTCGATAAACCGCCGTTACCACATTGGAAAACCTCATATATTAAGACGTTTTCATACAAACATACCATTTCAACGTTCAATGGCTGCAAGTTCTTTCTTATATCCCTCGATAGGCCCAGTACTGCAGCAGGGATATCGGTAGTCCACCATTTTGGGGATGAAGCAAAATACTTGCTCGAATCAAAGCTTCGCAAATTGTTTCCTACCCTACGTGGAGACTATATGTTGTATGGAAAATCACATTATTTCATGGGGCAGACATTTTGCTCAGACATGGCAGATCCATCCATCAAAGAAGATGACTGGATGCTACGCATGGAAAAGAACATGGATAAGCAGCAGATTATTAAGATCATCCAAACGGCGATTGTTTTGAATGAGATCAATTGGGAGCTTTTCTATGCAGAAAAAGAACAGGCAGATCCCGTTAAGATCGAGCTTATCAAACGCAAACAGAAACGCTGGATGGAACGCCTTGGGATGATACGCCAGAACAGCACCTTCTTCTATATCGTATCTTCCTTTGCCAATGCCGATATCTTAACGCTGAAGTATTTTGAGAACCTACTGGCTACTCTCACGTTTGAAGAGTTCAAGACATCTGTATTATCCATCCGCAAGACCCTGGAGAAGTCTGCCCGGTTCTATGGGAACCTATCAGATAAACACTTCTATGATGATGGGTATAACCATGAGTATTATGATCAGTTCGGATTGAGCGACAACATTACACAGGTATCTTCTGGGTTAAAGTACATCATTCCTGATAAACCTTTGGAGGGTGGCCTGGATGCAGGCAATATGTTTAGCCTGGTGATAGGACAGGAACAAGGCAGGAACTATCGGGTATTGAAAGGTATGTATACCATCACCCCTGAGTCTATACGTGAACTGGCCAATAAGTTCATAACCTTCTTTGAACCACATAAGCGAAAGATCCTTTACCTGTACCATGATCGATCAACGAATCAGTATGCCAAGATGGGACGAGACATGGCATCACTGATCAAACATGATATCGAGATCGATGCCCAGGGCAAACGTACCGGGTGGCTTGTGCAACTGATGAATGTGGGACAGGGTAACATCCTTCATTATGATGAATATCTCTTGATGAATGTAATGATGGGTGAGAAGGATAAACGCCTGCCAAATCTGTTAATTGATAAGTATGAATGTAAAGAACTCAAAAGTCAACTTGAGATATGTCCATTGGGTAAGAATGCAAAGGGACAGATCATCAAGATCAAGAAGGGTGATCACTTGCCATCTAAAAGATTAGCAATGGAAAGTACAAACTTCACTGATGCCTTAAAGTATCTTATCTGTCGACCTAAGTGGATTGCCATAGCCAAGCAAAGACAGAACTCTGTATCTTCTGATGTAAACATAAGGTAATCCCGTATCTATTCATTGAGTGCAAATTGGTGTGATTCCGAAATTCGGAACCACGAGTGTATTGTGGGATTTTAATCATATATCCGCCCACAGCCAAAGAGTGCACGTGCGCCCCAAACTCCGGGCAGGTCGGCTAGGGATCCAAGATTTTAATAAAAAGATTGAAGACAAGGAAGGTTAAAAAGGTGATTTTTTGACCTTTTCGATTTTTTATCTTAATTTTTTGCTTTGATGTTGCAGCATTGAGAATGAAAGTTGAAAAATCAGCTTCTTTTTTCTTTAGCACGTCAAAGAAAAAAGAAGCAAAAAAGAATACCGATACCCACCGCACGGTTTAGCTCGAAATTTTCAGACAAAGGTACCTTACGAATAATTCGCTCTCAGAAATCCAGTACTGGATGAGCTTAAAACTGTAAAGGGCGACCTCCTTATGGATCCTGTCGCTTTCAGTATATTCAGACTCTTCGATTCGTGACCTATACCCTTGACATAATTTATTATTCTCGGTGGCTGCCGTTGGCGTTAAAAATTTCTTTTCTAACCTTAAAACAAACGCCTTATGAACGCACATGAAATTGCTTATCAACCGCAATCAATCATTGAAATCTTCACCCAGGAAATGGATCAGATCTTCTACCCTGGATACACTGAAGAATTATTTATCCAGGATCCGGATAAATTTTACTGGGAATTTGATCTGTTCAGTTCACAATTTTCAATCTCTAACCTTTAATAATCTGCTCTATGAAAAACTTGTTCAACTCTTCAGTTGCTGAAATTCAGATCATTTATCACAATCAGGTTCGACCAGCCGACATGAGAAAAATAACAAAGTCATCTGATGCCTTCGATATCTTAAGAGATATCTGGAGTGATCAATTGGAACATGTAGAAGAATTCTACATCTTACTATTGAATAAAGCCAATAAAGTTCTTGGTTATAAACTGATCTCCCAGGGAGGAATTAGTGGAACTGTTGTAGATCCTAAACTTGTTTTTCAAACAGCTTTGAAAGCCAATGCCAGTTCAATGATCCTTGCGCACAATCATCCTTCAGGAAACAAGCTTCCAAGTGATGCTGATGAAAAAATAACTCAGAAATGTAAGTCAGCAGGCATTTTCCTTGATATTACCATCCTTGATCATCTGATTGTTACACCTGATGACAATTACTATTCATTTGCTGATGAAGGCAAACTATAGCTTGGGAGTCCCGGAAGTCCGGGACTCCTTTTTTTATGGTCGTAAATTCTATAGATATGTCCTTTAAAAAAAATATTCGAAAAAGCATATTTGCTCATAAATCATAAAAACCAAGATCTATGAAAAAAGTATTGATCCTATCAATCATCTTATTGATGATAACCTCACTTGCATCTGCCCAGTTCCTTAACAGCGACGGGACAACATTTCAAAAAACATTTACGGACAAGGTAGTCCTGGGGGCTCAATCCGGAAGTGCACACCTGGCCATTAAAAGTACATCCGGAGAGCCGGTATTCCAGTTTACAGGTTATCCCAACCAAGCCATTTACGGGTTCATGGAAACTTCCACCGGCTTAAGGATCCTTAACTGGTACGGAACTAAATTTCTTCCAATGATATCTACTTATGACCTGGGAGATCCGACACACCTGTTCAGATACGGATATTTTACATCAGTTAACCTGGGAACCATAAACGTTACTTCTTCCTCAGGTAAACTATCCGCTGACAGCGCTTCCCTTAAACGACTATTGATATCTGATACAATCCAGGGTATAGTATTGAAAAACCGATCTGGAGTTAAATACCGACTGCGAGTCTCACCCACCGGTGTGCTGACTGCCATTGCTGTTCCATAATGGACGAGATAGATCTGTATGATGCCATCCGGCAAATGCGAAAGCTTACTGCACAGTCGAAGACCTTTTCGTTTATCCATTCAACGTATGATCGCAGCCGACAAAAAACAGATGGCTTCCGCTATGTCAAAAAGGCCAGGTTAAGACCGGCCGCCAAAGCAGATGACCTGGAGCATGCAGACTTTAAACTGTTTTATTATGATGAAGAACTTCGGGAACCAAGAAACTGCTGGCAAATGCTGATCCTGTTTTTTGAAGGCAAAAAAGTTGTGTTAAACTGATCACATGGAAGTAAAAACAAAATCCGGAACAAAAGGATCCAGAAAGAAAAAGGAACCTGAGGATGAAGTAAATTTCACCCATAGTGGAGATTTTTCTTTTGGCGTTTCATCAGTCGGAGTATATGCCTTTGAGACAGTAAGGGGATCGACATTTGGCAGTCCATCGATCCTTCCTTTCTATAATCACTCCAGGATCCTGATGCCTACCTATATCAATGGATTCAAAATCATTCCTTATGGTCATCAGAATGATTACCCGGACACACTTCGTACTATCCTGGATGAAGATAATTTCCTTCCCCAGGGATTAACCAAGAATGCACAACTCATCTGGGGACAGGGACCGGCTCTATACCGGATCCGCTTTGAAGGCGGTAAGCGTATCAAGGAATTCGTTGATGATCCAAAGATATCAGCATGGCTTCAGTCTTGGGATTACTGGGATTACCTTCTGAAATCTACCATCGATTACACGACAATCAATGGGCATTTCACCAAGTTTTACCGCAACCGGGGCGCCCGGATCGGGGCCCAGGCAAAAATTGCAAAGCTCGAACACGAATCTTCAACATTCGCCCGCCTGGAGTGGCCGGATCAGAACTGGGAGATCAATAATATCATCGTTGGTGATTTCCGTCAACCATGGCAATACGGTCTTACCTCCTATCCGATCTTTGATCCTACCAACGTGTTTGCCTATCCCGTTGCGATGCGGTATAGTAACCTTTACAACTTTTCTCTGGATTATGAGTATTCCAGAGCTCCGTTTCATGGAGCAACCAATTGGATCAAGCTGGCCAGCTCTATTCCGAAACTGTTAATTAACTTCAATGAGAATGCTGCAGCAATTAAGTACCATGTGAAGTCACCTGCAGTATATTGGATGCAAAAACAGGAGTTACTTGAGCGTAATTGTGCATTGCAGGGCATCGAATACAATCAAAAGATGCTCGATAAGGTCAAGGATGACACGTTTGCTGTCATTGCAAAAGCTCTTTCAGGCGTAGAGAATGCCGGTAAAATGGTCACAACTGAGACCATTTTCGATGAACTTGGCAATGATTACGTTGTTGGGAGATCATTGTCCTGGATCAGAAAGTAAGTGAGTTCATAACAGCTCAGTTGGATATTGCACGTGAGGCATCATTTCAGAATTCAGCTACCGTAGGATTACATCCATCCTTATCCAACCTTTCAAAAGATGGAAATCTTCCTTCAGGATCCGAGCAGCTTTATGCTTTCAAGCTTTTTCTGATGACCGCCATCGATATCCCGGAGGGCATCATTTGCAAAGACATCAACATTGCCATTAAGGCAAACTTCCCGGATACAGATCTTCGTATCGGCTTCTATCATGATGCCGTATTAACTGAGCAGGCAACCAATCCAAATGACCGCGTAAAGAACCAGCCAATGGCCGGCAACTGATCTTAAAAATCAACGATATGATTTTCAATAAGAGCAAGAAAGGATCTGCTGAAGTAAAGGAAAGGATTGGTTTCATCTACAAATCAATCAACTTTGACAATCTCAAGCCGTATATGCTTTTTGCGGAAAGAGATTTGAAGCAAATTATCGGCAAAGATGTCTTTGATGTTGCAGAGCAGCATTATAATGGAGACCATTATTGCCAGGAAACTGCCGATGAAGACCATCCCGAATATCCAGTACTGGACGAATTCGTATCCAGAATACAAATGGTCGTTGCCATCCAGGCATATCGCCGCTTTGTTCCAAGCAACGATATCGCTCATTCGGACAAGGGCCGTCAGATCTTTGTAGCAGAACAAGAAAAACCGGCCTTTGAATGGCAGATTGAAAAGGATAATGAGAACCTTTTGGCCATTGCCCTGGAGGCAACAGATGTACTTCTTGAATTTCTTGATGATCATATCGCAGATACCGTCACTATTAAAGTTGATGGTGAAGATGACAGTGTAGGTTTACTCATTCCATGGGCAAATTCCGATGAATTTAAGATCATAAAGGGACTTTTTGTTTCAACCATTGAGCAATTCGAACAGGTTTTCCCGATCAACGGATCCAGGGTAACATTCCGGGCATTGATACCATTTCTGCGACATGTTCAGCAAAATATAATCAAATCCACGTTTATTCCAGAAAAATACACGGAATTACTTAATCAGGTACTCTCCAATTCGGTCACTGATGATAACAAACAGATCCTTGACCTGGTCCGCCAACCGATGGTTATGTTTGCCTTAAGCATGGCAATCAAAAGACTGTCGGTGGAAGTACTCCCGGATGGGATCTTTACCAATATCACTACATCGGTAGTTAAGTCAAAGACGGCTTCGAGCAAGGAAGCCCGCAATGAGGTTTCAACAAACCTTGAAAAGGATGCCCAGGGGATGCTCCGGATGCTGCAAGAATTCTTAAGGAAGAAAGCTGCAACGACTTCGGGAGCTGAATTTGTACCTGAGGTAACTCCCAACATTGATCCAAAAGCAAAATATGTAAGGCTGTAATGCACAAAATTGATATACCGGAAAGTGGCATCGTGAAGGAAATTCCTTCAACAATAGATGAGATGAATGAGGAACAGTATTTATTCTTCATTGGTCTTGTTCTTCGTCACCTTGAAGGAGAACTATCAATTGACAAGCTCAAGATGCTACTGGCCTACAAACTCCTTGAAATAAACATGAATCCGAAGTTTTATCTCTTTGATCAGGAGATAAAAGACGAGATCTGGCAAAATATCTATGTCATTTCCCAGGTATTGAACTCATATTTCAAGGTTGAACAGCGCGACGGCAAGCCGGTAAATGTGATCCAGCTCAATTCTGTGCACAATTTCATCCCTTGTATCTGTAAAAAATACTATGGTCCCGCTGATGCTCTTCAGGATGTCACCTTCCGGGAGTACAGAATGGCCCATGATTACATGAGAAAATACATGATCAAGGGGGATGAAGAGCATCTTAATTACATGATTGCGGTACTTTACCGCCCAAAGAAGCGGTTTTTGTGGCTCAGAAAACAGTTCAGGCGCTTTAATGGAGAAGAAAGGATTCCGTTCACGGGTAATAGTAACCCGAATCTGCTCCATCAGCGGGTAAAAAAGATTGCGCAGCTCCCGCTGGTCATCCGTTATTCGATTTACCTGTTTATGACCGGTTGCGAGGATTACCTGGCCACCGGTGAGCCGATGATCGGGGAAAACAGGATCAAACTTTCAATCCTTTACGAAAAGAGCGAAGAAAGTGAAGATACTGAAGGAATCGGCCTGGTGGGACTGCTTTACTCGTTGGCAGAGACAAAAGTATTCGGTTCAATTGAAGAAACCGATAACCAGAATCTGTGGGATGTGATGGCGCGCTTGTACCAGGTCATGCAAAATATGAAAAAGATGGAAAGTTATGGTAAGGGCAAAAACATATAAGGAGTTTTGGGAGAACATGAACCTGCTGGTGCCGTCGATCGACCGGGTGAAGGTTGTATCGGATGAAGTTCAGGTTCAGAAATTCATCAAGGATGTTGAAAATGGTGAAGTCATACTCGTAGCAGTTCTGCCATCTGTTGATACTGAAGCATTCAACCTTGACAATATCAAGATTTCGGAAAGTTGCTATGTGTTCATCCTGAAAAAATCGAGTGAGCGCGATCAGGATGATAATGACTGGATCAATGATGTTGACAGTACCCAGGAGATCTGTGAAGATGTGATAACCCAAATGCTGCGAATGGCAGAAGATTTTGACAGCCAGGACAGCAATACTCTTATGATGCGGCGGCTGAACCCGGATAAAATCCATATAGATACGGAGTACCAGTATATGGATTGCAACGGGAGGTCATTTGTGTTTACAATGAAAACTGAAGGCATCAAAAACTCTAATATCAATTCTTAACTATGAATCCCTTAAATCTATTACTCCAGGACGTTTACGATCTCATTAAAATAATTGCCATTCCGGTTATTGGGTTTTTCCTATACCAGTTCTACAAAGGAGTTGTTTCGTTAAAGAAATCAGTTGATAAACTTATAGTTCAGATGCAATGCAGGGAAACATATTGCCTGGAAAAGCATAAAGAAATAGGTGGTTGTCTTGAACGGCATGATGGAGAAATTGAAGATGTAAAGAAAACTATTGGAAATCATGGAGAAAGGATTTCTACAATTGAAGGTCAATTAACTAAATAATAAAAATTATGAAAAATATGTTTTTAGTGCTGTGTTTAGTGCTGTGTTTAGCGCTTTCATCATGTTCAAATTATTGGATAAGATATGAGCAAAAAAATCCTTCTTCTATCAGTGGAATAATCGAAAACCTTCCTAATGTTTCTGTCACTATTGAGCTTAATGAAGGGTATGCCGATGTTCTTACTCAAGAATCCCAGGATGGCAGCTTTTGTTTTGCAAACCTGTACTCCTCAAAGGGGTACTACCTGAACAGGTTTTTCCTGATTGTTCATGGAGATAGTGTTCCATTCGCCGTTTTGAGTAGGATAAAACTGGGAAAGAATCAGCATAAATTCGTCAAATTAGAGTATAAAAATTAAGCATCATGGCAAAAATTGAATTGCTTGCGCCTAAAATCTTACAGTGGGAAGGCGGGTTTGTGAATGATCCTCTGGATAACGGCGGGGCAACCAATATGGGAGTAACTGTTGCTACTTGGCAGAAAGTAGGATATGATAAAAATCATGATGGGCATATAGATGATGCTGATATCAAGTTATTAACGCCAGATGATTTTAAGTTTGTTTTAATAAAATATTGGAATACCTGGAAGGCTGATCAGATCCTGAACCAGTCGATTGCCAATATCCTGGTGGATTGGGTATGGGGATCCGGTAAGTGGGGAATCATAATACCACAGCGTTTGCTCGGGGTGACTCCGGATGGGATAGTCGGTGAAATGACACTAACGGTTTTGAATGCAAACAGCAAACAGTGTTTTTTCAATGATCTATACCAGGCCAGGATTAATTTTCTCAATAATATCGTTAAGGAAAACCCGGATCAGAGAATATTTTTCAATGGTTGGATGAACAGACTGGAGTCTTTCACATTCTGTCCTTCCAATGAGTAGGATCAAATTATATTTTTAATCAATAAAACCAAACGTCATGCAAGTAACTCTTGATAAACCGATTCTTTTTGATAACCTGATTGATATTGTGCCATCAGATAATGAACTGCTGGAAGCTCCGGGTTACGTTTTTCATACCGATAATGCCGATAAAGCCATCAGGTTCCTAACCGTGGGTGGCCAGGTACAGACCATCACGATGTCGCCCAAAGAATATTTATTTGTCCAGGTTAAACAGGTTTATGCAACCGGTACAACAGCTGCTGCAGGGACGGTAAAATTGTATGTATGATGGCTTTGGGGCTGACATTCTCGATTAGAAACCGTAAAAGTAACAGAGCACCTGTGCCTGCTGATCCTCTTATTTTGATTTCAGCTGAACTCAGTGCCGATGGTAATGGCCGGTATTTGATCCTGAATTTTTTTGATCCGGTTGATGTTACTTCGATATCCAATAGTGATATCACATTTGTAGTTAATGGAGTTGTTACTGCATTGATTATTGATAGGGCTGATGGTCAGGATGAAATTGTTGCATATCACCTTGAGGATGACGATGGAAACCTTATCTATTCAACGGATGAATTAAGGATTAACATTGTCAATACTGTAAGAGGTACAAACGGGAAACAATATCCGGGAGGTCAGGCAACAGCCGTAGTCAATAATTCCACTGTATCTCATCCGACATTCTATGCAGAAACGAGTGACGATGGAATGTATGTTAGAATTCAAATTTCTGATGACCAGGCAAGCTTAAGCGATATACCATCGGGCGATGAATTTCAAATATTTGTTGATGGAAACCATATATTTTTCCCAGATGTGAGTCCGGATACTTCCGGAGTTACTTATGGTCTATCTATCGGGGACTATTTAATTGAATCGAAGAATGTAGTCACCTTTAATTATGATAAATCGCAGGACCCGCTTTATTTATCCGAGATTGGATCTGCGTTTGAATCAGTTGTCGGTGGCGAAGTAATAAATAAAGTCACATCATAAAAATTATGTGGAACTTCTTAAGATCGGACAAACCTGAGAGCTCACTAAGGGTGCTCATGTTTATTGTTACCATGGTATCCCTTCCTATTCCCCTGGCAATCGCTTTTTATATTGTCTGGAATGCACTTCATAACCAGGCCCCGGAGTGGGCAGGAATAGCAGCAGCCATCGTGGCATTGGCCGGATTCTATTACCAGATTTGGGATGGTAAAAGGAAGAATAAGGATGCTGAGACCGGTCAAACTGCCGCAAATGCTTCACTGATTGTGGCACAATTGAAACAATCCGGGGAGATCCCGGCTGGAAATTAATTCAACTGACGTTCTTTATACCGCGAAGAGAAGAGAAATTGAACAGTCGCTTACGGTTGGGCGGCTGTTTTTAACCGAAAACTGAGTATGGAAAGAACATTATATGAACCCAAAACTAAAGAAGAGGAATTGTATTGGATACAACTCCTCTCTAAATCAGGTATGCGGTTCAAAAGGAAATTTCTGATTGAGGAATTCGGTACTGAAGATATAATGAAGTTAAAACCGGAAGATTTTAACGGCGTACCCGTTTCTTCCGATTCAATCCAATAACAATATCTATGTATTTTTCAATGTCAATCGTAGGATCACCACTAAGAGCACGTTTAACGTATTTCTCAAGATCTTTTAGAGGTTTTAACTCTTGTGCGGTAAGATTGTCTCTTATTTGCTGGCAAACGAAGGGAACAACCTTATCAATGTTGCCATTGCGTAATTCTTGTTGTAAGTTCTTAATTTCTTGTGAATACATGTTGCTTATGTTTTAAGGTTTGACAACTCAAATATAAGCACTTCCTGATAAACTGATCCCGCGCTGGATCTGACCAGAGGGATCAGCCTTCAGGATAAAAAAAAAGAAACATGAAAAAACATTCCATTGACATTTACGCATTGCTATTCATAGCAATTCTCTTTCTGATCACCCGGCTGCTGTCCGGGTGCGCTGCTTCCCGGGATGTGCAAAAGGATAAAACCGATGTTAAGACCGAGGAGCATATCGACCAGACCAGGGATAATGTTACAAATTCAGTAACTAAAACGGATGAGAGTATTGTGGCCAATACTGAGGTGACTGAGACCATCGACACGCTGATCCGGATCCCGGACCCGCGGACCGGTTTAATGATAAATGTACCGGTTCATGAAAAAAAAGTGACGAAAAAGCAGGAATATGGTACGAAAAAGACTGAAAATGTATCAACCGGTCATGAAAAAGAGGCAATAAAGGGTAACATAAAACAGGAAACCATTATCCAGGACAAGAAGTTGGCCACCAAAGGGCAGCCCTGGGCGAAGTGGATCTCCATTGTTTGCGGCATCATCGTTGTATTACTATTCGTATTCTTATGGAAAAAATTCCAACTTGGGAGGATCTTCTCCGGAGTAATACGCAAAAGTCCCTAATGTAGGGCGAGGATCACCACGGCGATCGATCCTTTTTCTGATGTTTGTTATTTCGAATGAGGAAGACCGGGAGTTACTGACAGAGTTATCCCGGTTTTTTTTTGACATGGCTTATCCTGGAATTATTTTTTTTATCGTATCTTTGTTGTGCAAATCCAACAAATAAACACACTTCTTTCCAGAGTTCATTAAATATCAGACTTCAATGGGGGACAAACGAATTACTTTGGATGGTGATATTAAATCACCTAACCATCAAATGAAGGTTCATCTTTCCATGATTGCTTTTGAAGAGGATAATGCTCATATTATTTATTGTCCTGCTCTTGATTTATCCGGGTATGGAAGTGATGAGAAAGAGGCAATGAAGTCATTTACCCATTGTTTTGGCGAATTCATTTCCTATACACAACATAAGAAGACGTTTCATTCTGAACTGGTACGCCTGGGTTGGAAAGTAAAGGAGAAAAAATGTACAGCTCCACCCATGAGCGAACTTCTGAGCAACAATGAAAATTTCAGCCGCATTTTTGATAAGCATTCTTTCCGTAAGTTTGATAAGTCGGTAGAAATGCCCATACTCTGTTAATGTCTTCCAAGTCATTAAAAAATATTTCCTTAAAAACCTTTAGAAAATATTTAGAGTATAAAGGACTTAAACATCAACGAACCAGGGGTGGCCATGAAACATGGGCCGGAAAATCTGTAAAGAGACCCATTGTTTTACAAACCCATTTAGATCCAATCCCTGAGTTCATTATCCGAAATTCGCTCAGAACGTTAGGAGCAGACAGAGAGGACTTTATTGAATTTCTGATTAATGGATAATTCCTGTTGCCGGCCTCCAGCCGGTTTTTTTATTATATTGCAGGCTTAACCAATTAAATATAGGGATATGAAAAAGATTTTACTTTACTTTTTTGTCTTTATCCAGGTAACTATTTCAAGTTGCACTTCCTTAAATTCTCCTTCTGCAAAGGATTTGGAGGTAAAAAGGATTACTGATTCCCTTCGAGTAGCAGATTCTTTAGCAATGGCTATGTATAGCCCACAAAAATCTGGTGCTATATCACAAAAAGGAATTTGGATAACCAAATTTTATGTAGATGATTTCGGGGATCCTACAAAGGAAAAGCATATTACAACTTCACCTGATATTTTTGGCTTTTTCAGTAATAGTGCAACTGAAAATGCGGATTTGAAAGTTAGGTTCTTAATTGATAATCCGGAATCAGTAGCAATAATGCTGTTTGAATATGCCGGTAAAAATCCAGTAAAATCATCAATTGAATATGGATATAGGATTAAGGTTAAATCAAAAGATTCTGAGATAATTGTTCTTAATGCAAAAAATGATTCTGATAGACTTATCCTAAATAAAAAAGATTCAAAGAAATTATGTGATATATTATCAAAAGGAGGTAGAGTTGAATTCTCAATAATTGAACTTTCTGAATATAGTACATCATCTTACAAATTTGCCATTGATAACGCTGATGGATTTGATGAGATTTTACAAGAATTGATAAAATAAAGGATAATTAATTGGTATTGACATTTTCGCTAGAAGATGTATATTTGTAGTGTCCTAACACTAATCAATTGAACATTCATCTTCTATATAGGGGAAGCCCTCTGTGCGTGTGTCGCAGTAATGCGACACACACGGTTTTAGTGACCGGGACAGCACAGAGGGCTTTCTCTTTAGGAGGTACCAATGAACAAACAAACCAACAGCCCGAGTATTGTAATTGACGGGCAGCCAATCACCCCACAAATTATTGAATCGCTGGAGGACCTGAAGAGATTCGGTATCGGCATCAAGGATTTTCTTGCAAAGCAGACTTTTGCTATCGCGGCGAATGATCCTTACAAGGCAGGAGTAGAGAGTGAATTCTTTGAACTTCAAAGTTCATTCTATAGCCTGCTTGAGGCATTATTCATTTCTCAGGAAGAATCCTAATCCATGGCACGTAGGAAGTACTATCGAAACCTGGGGGAGATCTCCGGGATCGATGCCGGCGCCTTATGGTACCGGAACGTAAATAAAATGATCCTGGTTGATGATGATCAATTCATCGAGGTGGATCATGATGAAACCAAGTTCAAACAAGAAAGGAGGCCAGAATGAATAAGAGAACAACCGGCCAGATATATCTTAACATTGATGCGGTCGTGGCCCATGATGAAAGCAACCAGCAATTACCACACCGGGAGATCAGTGTTGTGATCTATCCCGACTCGCAATGGGAAAAGACCCGCAGCGGAAGATTGAAGTTTATGGATCCATTCTTAAGCATCTTCGTCAGGTTTGACGGGGATGCTTTTTACAAAATGGAATGATTTTTTGACTTTGGAAAGTTTTGTTTACATTTGGAGGAACTATTAAAAAACATAGACCATGAGAACAGAAATTACAAAATTTAATTATGAGGACCGTCCCATCCGTACAAAAGTGGACAATGATGAACAGGTTTGGTTTGCTGGTATTGATGTTTGCGATATCCTTGGATATGCAGATTCATATGCCGCTGTTAAGAAATTGGATGAGGATGAGCGGAAGCTTGACCGACTTGGAGTCGGTCAAGGTCAGCAAAAAGAGACCTGGACTGTAAATGAGTTTGGTTTATATTCTCTAATCTTAACATCCAAGAAACCAGAAGCTAAGGCATTCAAAAGGTGGGTAACTCATGAAGTTTTACCTTCCATAAGAAAAGCTGGACTTTATACCTCCGAAGAAGCGCAGACAAAAGAGCTTGAACTTCAAAGAATTACTTCTGAGATCGAAGTTCTTGAAAACTCCATAACTGATTTGAAGTCAAAGATTAAGACCTTGACTTTGGAAATGGATAAAAAGCACATTGAATTGAGAGAGGTGATCAAAAGAAATCCCAATCAACTGAGACTTGATCTTGGATCACCCGAAGGTAATTAAATGAGTGCCCCTCAGTAATGAGGGGTTCTCATGTTTTACAGTTGGAAAACCCGCTTGTACCAGGCGGGTTTTTTTATTATAAAGGGAGAATTCTCCCTTTATCCGAATTTAAATAATCGGAATTCCGATTATTTAAAACGCTTTTTAGCGTTTTATTTGATAAACCGGGACAAAAAATACAGGATAATCATCCTTTATATGATATAAATAGTCCGAAATCGGATTATTTAAAAACCCAGATATGGGTTATTTAAAAGCCATAAATGGCTTTTTTCTTGTCCTTTAATCTCCTATCCGATCCTATTTCCTTTGCTCCATGCAAACATGGAAGGTAAATTACCAGGTCAAGGTAGCCCCTAAAACATTCTTTCCTAAAGATATTGAAGTACAGGCTGAGACCAAACGTGCTGCCCGTCTGCAGGCAAAAACAACCATTAATGAGAATACCGATTCTGAGCAGGTTGAGAAGATCATTATCGGCAAAATTGAACTTGTGTAATGGGCGCATTCAATCGTTTATCTCAGCAGATGGCTGATGGTGGCAAGAACCGCAGCGAAGCCTTCTCCAAAACATGGGAAGGGCCTTTCGATATTAACATATCCAAAGATTCCTTGCAGCAAGCCCGGATAATGGAGATTGCAACGGTGGATGAATTTAATGGCAAGCTTTTGGGATGGCTCGAAAAAGTGAAGGCTGCCTTGGGTCCATCTATATCCGGATCGGGGATTGGCGGATCGAGGCTGGCCAGTTCCATTAAGGGAACATCTAAGGAACAATCGGGGGAGATCTACCGGCTGGGATTCTCCTTCCGGCGCGAAGGAATCTTCATCCATAAAGGAGTTGGCCGGGGATATGTGATGAAAGGCGACACTGTGGTTAAGATCTCGAAGACGGAAGGATTTAACCGGCATCCAAAGCCCTGGTTTAACCCGGTGGTTGAATCATTCATCCCTGAGCTTGAGCAGATCGTGCATGCATACTATGAAACAGCAATTGTAAGGACAGGACGAATCTTTATCAAATAGCAATGGCATCAAAGACAAACGTATCGGATTACCGCTTTTCCATATTCATAAACAATGACCAGGCTAAGCAGGCTGTTATTGAAATGGAGGGCCAGGTTAAAAAGTACCAGGAAGTTTTGAATGACCTGCAAAAAAGCGGACAAAATAAAGATTCCGGTCCATGGAAGGCGGCGAAGGCAGATCTTGATCAGGCTAACGCCAGCCTGGTAAGTTTAAAAAAAGAAGCCGGTCTGACATCTTTATCTATTAAGGATCTGAAATCGCTTCAGCAAAGTTTGATGAATGAATTTGCCAGATCCTCCCCCGGATCACCGGCATATAAACAAATCGAAAAGGAACTTCAGGCAGTAGGGGCCAGGATTGATGAAGTAAAGTTTAAAAGCCAAAATATCAGTAAAGATGCTGGAGCCGGTGGTGGACTGATGGAAAAAATTTTGGGAGTTGCCGGCGGAATGACTCTTGCCAACCTGGCAGAAAAAGCTTTCGGACAAATAAAAAATGCCATTGATTCTACTCATGGATCCGCAGAGAAATTTCATATTTTAATGGCTGGAATTGATTCTGGATATCAGGCTTTTTTAAGAACAATTGCAAATGGAGACTGGTCTAATTTTTTAACAAATATTAAAGAAGCAGTTAAATATGGAGAGAAATATGCTGAGTTCATGGAGGAGTATGGAAGAAAAGAAGAATCCCATTCACTTCAACAAATTGCCAGGCAGACCGAAATCATCAAATTAAGAAAGGATTTGCGCAACCAGACTTTATCAGATGCTGAAAGACTTCAAAAGGAACGCGATATTATGGTGTTACAAAACATCGGATTAAAGGAAAATATAGATCTAAAACAATCCAAATTAAATATTGATCTCGAAGGTGCCAGATTGCAGACAGGGTTATCAGATGCACAAATTATCAGTTTTGTAAAGAATTACAATGATAATGCCAAAGAGATTGATCAGGCAAAGGAGTTCAACAAATTATTGGAGGAAAAAATATTCCTTTCAAAACAAGGCCAAGTATCGTCTGCAGGTGGAACTGGAGGTTATCAAGCAAATCCATTTTATAATCCTGAGAGACTAAAAGAAGTGAATACGGAAATCAGTAAAACCCCTCCAATAATTCAAGCAACTGGTAGATTAATTACTTCTTTTGCAAAAGGAAAGGAAGATTTATTCAAAACAATTTCAACCGGAATAAAGGATACCTATTTAGCCCAGAATGAATACCAGGCACAAACTTTAAAGGATGAAACTACTGCTCACAAGATAGAGGCAAAGAATGCCATGGAAACACGTTCGGGAAGGAAAAAGGAAGAAACAGAACAGCAAAAATCCTTTAAAAAGATACAAGAAGACTATAAAAAATTAATGGATTCCATCACTGATATGGATGGAAAGAACTTTGCTAATAAACTAAACGAAACCCAACAGGAGGTAAAAAATGTAGAGGATAAATATGATACACTCATTAAGGCGGCATTAAAATTTAAGGCAGATAATGAAAAGCTTCTTAAGGATCCCAATCTTGCACCGGCGAGAAAGAAAGAGATCCAGCAGGAGAACTCAACCGTTGATAATAATATCGGAACTCTTGAGATTGAGCGCGATAAACAGACCAAGCAAGTACTTGAACAGGCTGAAGCTGATTTTGCAAAAAAGGTTGCAGAAATTCACGAAAACCTTCGTGTTGCAAGAATGAGTATTACAGGTAGGGAGGATTATGAGATCAATAAGAAGTATGATGATGCACAGAAGGAAATACTTGATACTATACAATTCAGGTATGATCAAGAGGTTAAAGAAGCAAATGGCAATGTAGACAAGATAGTTGCTGCAGAGAATCGCAAGAAAGAAGAACTTGCCAAGATTCAGGATCCGATTTCAAAACTAAATACTGCTCGCAAGGATGAAACGGATAAGGCTGTCAATACAGGTAATGTTAGATTTAATGATGATCTAAATAACCTGAAACTTAAAGGAGAAAAGGACCTGGCCGATGGTAAGGAGAAGATCCAGCTCGAGCTCAATGAAAAATACAAGAAAATTCTTGACGAAAATGTCAATGATCAGTCAAAGGTTAATGAGATAAAATCTCAGATGGCTCAGGAGCAAGCTGACAGAGAGGCACAGCTTGCAAATGAGGCAACTAAAAAAGTAATTCAAAAGGCAATAGACCTTGCAAAAACTGGTGTTGAAGGATTAAGTCAGATCTATTCAATGCAATCCAAAGCGGAAGAAGATAAGGTTGCTGAGGATGAGGCTTCAAATAATAAGAAGAAGGCAAATCTTAAGAAACAACTTGACGGAAAGCAAATTGATCAGAAAAAATACGATGCTGAAGTTGCAAAACTAGATCTTGACCTGGATAAAAAGAAGCGGAAGCTCGAACATGACCAGGCTGAAAGAAACCGGGAAATTGCCTTATTTAATGCAATGATCAATGTGGCAACGGCAGTTGCCGGCGCCCTGGCAAATCCTCCGGGTCCCGGTGGTATAGTAATGAGCATCATAACAGCTGCATTAGGAGCTATACAAGTAGGTTACATTCTGTCATCAAAGGTTCCTGAAGCTGCAATGGGCAGGTACGATGTAATTAACCAGGTAATGTCTCAGTCGAAAACAGATGTTGCCAGGCAGAGCGCGAAATCAACCCAGGATGTGGTTGGTGAAAACGATGGCAAACTATACAAAGATGTTCCTTATCAAAAATCATTCACCGGGATTCCGGGCAAGCCAATGCTGGTTAATGAGACGGGGAATGAGATTGTGATAGATCCTTATACGACAAAGAACCTGGTGATGAATTATCCCAAGGTGCTCCAGGCTATTCAATATGCCAGGGTTCCCCAGCGGGCTGCTGGTCAGTACCCGGACTTTGGGATTCCATCATCAACCCAGGCACCACCACCGATAATTATATTTCCTGCCGGGTTTAAGGAGGCATTGGATGAATTCAACACACATGCCAGAAATGGCCTTAATGCATCAATATCCTATGATGTATTACAGAAAGAAAATGGTAAAGTTGATCAGACAATAAAAGATACTACACGATGATTTCATTGACGGTTAATGATCAATCACTTGATTTAGGTACTGATTTCAGTATCACGTTTAACTTTAAGTCTCCTATTTTCAATGAAACAGGATCTTATAGTTATCCGATAAAGATACCCTACAGCATTCGTAATGCCGGAATTCTGAATTTTAAAAACAGGGTTGAATCATTTAGGGATTTTTATGAAGAGTTTCCTTGTAAAATAATAGTTGATAATCAGTACATACAGGGTCTTTTAAAATGTAAGATCGCAAACAACAAGTCTTATGAAGGTTCAATTTATGGCATTGATGGTGACTTCTATTACCAGATAAAAGATCTGATGCTTAACCAGGTTGATATGGGAAGCATGTCATTTGATACGGATGATTTGGCAATTCAATATATAAATGACATACTTGTAAATCCAAACAAGACAGTTTGTTTCCCTGAAATATTTAATGATGTTTACCTTGATCCTGTTGGATCATGCCCCGCGAGACTTTCATTCAATAAGTATTGGAATAATCATACTGGAATTCATCATACGGCTGAAGACTTGAATCCGTCCATCATAGTTCCAATGTTGTATTTCAATTATGTGCATTCCAAGGTTTTTGAGAGTCTTAGTTTTGAATTAAAAGACCAGTTATTTTCAAAAAGGAGTGATTTTGATAATTTGATCCTTTTCAATTCAACACCAACAAACAACCTGCTCGATCAATATCCGTATGATTTACGAAACTGGTACTTCAGCCTGCACGTTCCCAGGATCCTGATAAAAGATTTCCTGAAGGGAATCGAAACGGCGTTCAATGCCAGGTATTTTATTAACGGGAAAGATAAATCATGCAAGCTTATTGCAATTGATGACATCATTAAAAATCCTTCCGGGATAGATTTCTCAAAAAATATCATTTCAATTTCACTTGATGTTGATGAACAGATAAGGGGACTTAGTTTAAAGATGAACTTGGATGGCGATGATGAGAAGCAAAAGGCATTCTCGGATGAAGAAGCGAGTTATCTTGATACTTTAAAAGGTGCAGTTCCAACCGTCGCGGACTTGTTGCCATTTCCTTATAGCGACCTGGGAGAATACCGTTATGTGATCGAAGACTGGCAATTATACAAACAGTATTTTTCCGGATGGTTAGTAGAAAACAGTATATCTGAAAAACTGTTTTCCCAATATTACTACAAATTTGAGGATGAAAAGGTAGAGCTAGCATTTTCCTCTCTTCTGGATGTTAATGGGACGACTACTGGTCCGGTAGTCTGTGGGAATAAGAAAGTATCCTGGAGAGAAATAACGCCAAGAATATTTTTTCAGAATACAGATTGGGTTGGAGGAGTTCTTAAATGTTTTGGTAAGAGCAAAACAGCCAATATTTCGCTGTTTTTTAATGAACATCAAAACGAGAAAACTCTTTTCCATGTATTTTATAAATCGTATTCGGATTTCAGGACATCGACAAAGAAGGTTACGATTTCTAAATTTATGACATTTAAGGAAATTATTGATCTTGATTTTTCACAGAAATACAGAATCAATGGCGTTAATTATCTTCTCAGTGAAGTGCAGGTAACATTGAAGAATAATAGCATTTCACCAGCGGTAATAAAGGCTTATACATGTTATTAAAAAATATTCATCATGCCAGTACAAAGACTAGAAATACCACCATCATATTCATTTTCTGGAAATCCGATACGGTTTAAAGTATCCGGAGATAATTATTTGCTTCAGGCAGGTGCCTGCGCGAGCATTGATCTTCAGTTTACCGGGATAGACCAAACTGTAGGTCATCATTTTTCGTTGACATTCATGGGAATGACTATTCAGTTCACAAGTGTTGTTACTATATCCTGGTCAGGAATTGAGATTCAACCGGCTCAAAGTTTTAATACTCCTGAATCCTGGGGAATTTTGACATCTGGATGGATGGCTTTAAATTACTATCTATCTAAATATTATACATTGTCATTTGATAATACGCATTGTATCTTAACGATAACTGCCAAGAATGTAGGATCTCAATATACTATCACGTTTGATCATGAAAATATACTAGGGATATCGGCAATACATTCTGATGTTGGAGTTGATCAGGTATTGCGCCAGGGATACGGAATACTTATGATCGTTGTTGATTACTTGGGGAATAACTTTTGGGGAGAAGATTTAAAATCGGTAGATAATGATGGTATTGCATATTTCGATTGTTCAGAGTATGTGAAAGCAAAATTGGAGAATATTTCATTTCCCCGATTCAAGTTTCCTGAAGGATATGGTGATGGATATCACGATGCAGTAAAGACTATTCATGTTGATTTTGCTGAAAAATATGACGGATTAGTAAAAGCAATGTCTACTAATGCAATCCCATTTTCACTATATGAAGGTTATGTTGTTCCCGGAGGCTTGAGTTATGAAGCACTGGCATATTGGAATTCTATATCAGAATCCTGGTGGGATGATGCAGTAAATGAACTTCGGTATTTGTCCTGGCATCCCGGGGAGAAGTTGACTGGAAAGACGAATCAGGAATCAATCTATTATCTGATTAAAACACCGGCAACAGAGGAAGAATTTGAATTATCCAAACATCTTAAAATATATTATCAGGATGGAAGCTTCGAAGACTATGATCTTCCAATGACAAGCAATGTCTCTAATCTTGTTGTAGAGTTGCAATGTGGATACGACTATTTGGATATTGATGATATAGCCGGAGACCGAAAAGTGATAAAATATGAAATCTGGCTTAAAACTTCACTTACAGTTACTCATGCACACCCTGCTCATCCAACGTATACCGTTGTTGAGTATAAAAAGTTCACCTTCCGGATGGATAACAATTACCAGGAATTTGAGCGAAATTTCAAGTTCAGGAATTCTTTTGGTTTCTATGATAACTTCCGATGCACCGGAAAGGTTGAGTACCCGCCAAATTATGACCGGGACAAGATCGTAACGATCAGTGAACAGAAAGAAGATTTTTTGAACCCACCGGTAAAGAATGTCAATACGCTGGAAACGCAAACATTTAAGGCAACATCCGGATGGATCACAAAGGATCATTTGAATTACCTGCGGGATTTCATGCGATCGGAAGAGATCTATGAGATTATTGGTGATCAATTGTACCCGGTCGTTCTCACGACCAAGAAAATGAACTCAGTGAAGGATGGAGTCTATAACCTGAACCTTGAGTTTGAATACGAGAGGGCGTATTCGGATCAGTATTACTCGAAATTATAGTTCAGAATAAATTTGCGAATGGTTCGTTGAACAAGATCATTTGCTGCTTTTTCTTCCGATCCGTAGTATGAGCATAGATCATTGTTTGCTGAATATTGGAGTGTCCAAGAAGTTTCTGAAGGGTGGCCAGATCACAAGTTCGTTCAAGGAAGAGTGTTGCAAACGTGTGACGGGAGGTATGAAAGCTGATGTCTTTCTTTAATTCCAGGAGTTTTCCCACTTCTTTAATATACCGGCTGGATACCTGGTCGGTATAGCAATCGAAAACCGGACCAATTCTTTCCATTCCTATTTTGTACCCGATCAATTTACAGAGTGAATCGGTCACCGGTATTTCACAGATCTCCGCATTTACGTTCTGGAGCTTCTTGGGTTTCAGAATGATCATGTCACCGTGGATCCACTCCCATTGGAATCTTTTAATGTCGGATATCCTAAGGCCAGTAAAGCATGCGGCAAGAAAGTATTTGAGGACTTTCTTATACTTTTCAGGGAAAAGCTCCTTTTTATAATGCGTTATGATGTTGATCAATTCTTCCTCAGAAAGGAATACTCTCTTATTCTTTCCGCGTTTAATACGATATTTACTGAATGGATTTGTTTTAATGATATCACGTGCCATTGCACGGTTCAGATAGGCTTTCAATGCACGGAACTTCTTACTCTGTGTATTCAGTCCATTTTTCTCCTTGTTTCGCATATAATGTTCGAAATCCTCAAGGAACTTGGAATCAATTTCCTTGAAAAATACGTTCGGTTTGAAAGCCCTAAGGCTTTTCAGTAAGGATTTATGCATATCTGAAGTGGCCTTGGAGATGGATCCTTTTCTCTCCTTAATCTCATTATCCATCCAGTCATAGAAATTCTTATTTGCCGATGGATTCCTATATTCCTGCTTGATGATTGCTGCAGTGAGATCCTGTTCGGCCAGTTTGTATCTCACCTGGATCATATGGACATTCTTTTTTGCATTTCCAATGATGAGATTAAAACTATCAGACTGAGGGGCATCTTCCCGGATCCTGCGTTTCTTCTTATCCCAGTTATGTTTTTCAATTGAAACACCTGTATTGAGCTCTACTTTCTTTTTATTCATACGAACCCTAAGGATGACGGGACATTTGCCATTTTTATCAACGTAAGTAGTTCGTAATGTTGCAACTATATTGTCCATAAAAGTGTGTGACGTTTTTGTGACGTAAAAATGGGATTTGTGACATTTTTCAGGGAGTACTCAAAATCTATTTCCCTTTAGAATCAAGGCTGACAGAGTGCCAGCCTTGATGAATAACGAAGGGTTGTGGGCCCACCTGAACCAGTATTATTTCCCATTTCATTGATTGAATAAGGCATTCCCAATCATTTCATTTTTCTTTGTGACTTTTTTGTGACATTTATATCATAAATATGATTAATATATTAATTATATATTCGCATAATGTTAAAGATGTGGCATAACTATGTATTTTTGTTATGTACCTGTTATGGGGGTAAGGGGGTTTTTGTAGGCCAGTTTTAACTGGCCTCTTTCTTTCTAACCGGTTGAATTTCTAACTCCAAAATTCTCTCCTTGAAGCGTTTAATATCATCCAGGTAATTATCTATTTGCCTGTTTAATCGCTTGATGATCATATCCTGAGATTGATATGAAATTTTATTTTCATTTACCTGGTATTCTTCCCACCAATATGATATTGGAACATCCAAAATCTCTGAAATAGATTCCAGATCCTTTACACGAAGAGATTTGTTGCGTAAAGCAGCTGTCAAACCCTGGCGTGTGATTCCCATCTGCCTGGCAAGATCCTGATGTAACATTTTTTTCCTTTTGAGTTCTTGGGTTATTTTATTGTAATCCATAGACTTGGTATTAATTTATCATTTAGAAACATTCTAAATTTTGGTTTAAGGGAAAATTATCTTGACATTGATGGAAAAAATACTTTACATTTGAAAACTATTATTATACAAATATAAACCTTTTAGAAACCCGATAAAATACCAATAAATAAGTATGATAGATAAGAAATCACTTGAGATATTAAAGAATGCTCTTCCTATTGGATATGGGAGTATCATTAGTAAAAGACTTGCGAATAAGAAGGTAATCGTTCATACTAATTACTGCTATTCAGTGCTTAGGGGAGATAAATTCAATGAAGATATTATCACCGAGGCTTTCATCCTGGCTGAAGAAACAAAATCAAAACTCCTGCAGCAAAAACAGCGTGCCAAACAATTGGTAAAATCCTAATACTAACCAAAAATCAATATCATGGACTCACATTATGTTCCGGCCGGACTGGCTGATGATAAAGTAGAATTTTTCGTGATGAATGGTGAGGTAATGTTTATGCAGGGCAAGGAAATCTTCCTTTTTTCTGAGATCACTCAGAAGATTGCCTGCAAACTGCGTGAAGAAATTGATGTAGATCCCAAAGTGGCTGAAGGATTGGAGCTACTTGGCATCGTTGATCCTTTAAAACAAATTGAGAAGTATGCCTTCTGCCGGTATGGGGATCTTGACCTGGTGCCGGATATCACCTTTGGCGGCGTTAGCAAACCTGAGTATTGGGATTGCGGCCAGCGGCCATGTCCATCTGATGGGTTTATTTGCAAACTTCCGGATGTACGCAATGGGAAGCTAACGCGCAATGATGCTGAAATAGCAAAACTCATTGCCCGGGATCTTCCCAATAAACTCATTGCTGAGCTCCGGCACCGTAGCAAGCATACGGTTGATCGTCAGTGTACGCAACTGCAACAAAAAATAGGGTGCCATTCCAAAAGTGGAATAGCCGCATTCGCAGCACAATATCTATTCTGACATGGAAGATCTGATCCCTCAGTGTCCGGCAGCTCCGGATCCATGTCAACTTGAGCTTTTCGGCAGCACTCTTTCTGATGTAAAAGGTTTGACATCTCCCGTAACAGAAGAAGGTGCACCTGCTCCCGAACAAAATAGCAGATCCCCTACTTCTTGCTTTGCCTTGACAGTTGACCAAATAGACAGGGCACGTAAACTCACCAAAATGAGCCGCAAGCTAAAGCTTATCCATGCTGAACATCAAACCGAAACCGATCAACCATGAGCACCTTCTCCCAAATGTCCGTTCCGATACTTGAACTCACACGTAAAGCATATCAATCCTACATTGGAATACTTGAGTACAACAAAATAGTTAGCTCTATGGTTGATTGTGAAATTGTGGTTTTCGGTCAGGAACAGCCAATCGGATCAGAGTTGCTTCATCATTGTAAAGTTATGAAGCTTGTGCCTAAAAATCCAGATTTTGAGATTGCTGTTTTGAAAGAACTGATTTCAGAGATTGATAACCAACTTAAAAAGGAAGACCATGAGTAGTCCAATGTTTGAACTGGTGCATGCCAGAGTTGACCAGGTTACAGGTGCCGTGGATCTGCAGGTAAAATTTGATATCGGTAATGGCGAGAAAACGGAAGCCCGCGGTTACGAGAACCGGGACCAGGCATCAAAATTCCTGGCTGAAATCAAACGCGATTTCATTCTGGTCATTTTTGATAAATATGTCAATCATTCCCGGATCCTGATGGAAAATGGAAGCAAGGAGTTTTATCAGATTCCTGTCAAACTTGCATCCATGGACCGGTTAATAAAAGCCAATCATTACTTCCAGGGGATAACTCTCCCTCAGATCTGCAGCTACCTTCTGGTTCTTCAGAAGGATCTGAATAATGTTATGCCATGTCAATCCAACTCGTCATACTCATCCAGCCAGGATAAACTAAAGTGCATACTGGACTTTGCCATCTCTAATTTGCCCAAATTATCTAAACCAAAACCCACTAACTAAACTGTATGAACAATTTACTCAACTACGTAGGTCCTCAGACTTCTTTTCGTATGAAATCGGCCGGTGTTCGGCTCAAGGCAAATTACTACTGGAAAAAACTGGGCACCCGGTATTATCTTATTCCACAAAGTAAAACTCAGATTGGCATTCCCTCAATACCGGCCTATTCCATTGGTGAACTCGGAGAAATGATTCCCTGGGGATTCTTCCAGGCACTCTTATGCCAAAAAATGCCCAATGGAGTATGGCAGGTTGAGCTTTCAGATCAGAAGCTTCATTCGTTTCAATCGGAAGTGGAATCCCGGGCAGCGTACCTGATCGATCTTCTGGAATCCAAACAGCTGGATCCGGATGATATCAATCATCCGGAAAAACACAGCGCCATCCTTCCATCCGGGAAGGTGGCGCCAATAAAAGCAATAAAGAATAAAAGCAAACCCTGATCACGCGAGAACAGAATTGGATCTGGCGGGATACGGCCGGGGTGAGTGCAGGGAACCCGGATGCGTACCAATGGGATGGTAACCGATGGTATCAGAATCGTGAAGCTGCATCGTAAGATCCAATTCCATACATCCGACAATAAAGAGGAGATAAACAGGATGTGTGACAATTAGAAAGCCTGGCAGACCGGAAAGACGGTCCCCCTTTACGGGGGCCTTAATTCAATCATTCATTCTCAGCGATAATTCGATGTCAATTTCCCAGGATTCAATACAGGCCATTAAAGATTCTATTCAGATTGCTGATATCATTGGTGAATTTGTATCTCTTACAAAAAAAGGTGTCAACTACGTTGGCTGTTGCCCGTTCCATAATGAGAAAACTGGCAGTTTTATCGTAAACACGGTTAGGAATTCTTACAAGTGTTTTGGGTGCGGAGAGAGTGGCGATGGGATAGGTTTTTTGATCAAAAGCGAGGGAATGACTTACCCGGAAGCTTTGCGGTACATTGCCAAGAAATACAATGTCGCTGTCCAGGAAGATGAAAAGTCAGCAGAGATATCTGATGCTGACAAACTTCGCGATAGCATCTATTCGGTTCTCAAATGGGCCCAGAAACATTTCGCTGAAAACCTCCAGAAAGAAAAGCAAGCTCTTGCCTATATTGAAGGTAGGCAATTATCCCGGGCGATATCGGAATTCGATCTTGGTTATGCCAGCATTGGAAATTCCCTGATGATAGCTGCAGGTGAAGCTGGTTACAGTCATGACTTACTTCTTCATGCCGGCCTGATCCGCAAGGCTGAAGATGGCCACCACTTCGATTCTTTCTTTAAGCGCCTCATGTTCCCGTTCCATGATAAGACCGGTAGAATTATCGGTTTTACCGGACGCATACTGACTAAAGAGAAGGATAAACCAAAGTATGTCAACAGTCCGGAGACCGATGTTTTTAAGAAAAGCAAGTTCCTGTACGGATTGTACCAGGCTAAAAAGACGATCATCCAGGAGAACAATTGCCTATTCATGGAAGGTCAAACTGACGTGATATCGCTTCATTTGGCCGGGATCAAAAATGCGGTGGCCGGATCGGGTACCGCCTTGTCGGAAGACCAGGTGCGGATGATACGCTCATTTACCAATTGTATCACGTTTGTCTATGACCTGGATCCGGCCGGGGTGAAGGCTGCTGTAAAAAACATCATCATTCCCCTTCAGCAGGGAATGGATGTTTACATTGTGTCGCTTCCTGAAGGGGATGATCCTGATTCGATGGTCCGACGAGTCGGAGCGATCGACATGAAATTATTCCTGGAGAAAAACAAAAAGGACATTGTTACTTTTCGCCTTGAACTTGCACAGGAAGAAATCAAGGAGAATCCTTTGCATAAAGCAAAGATCGTGAAGGATCTGCTGCAGCAGATTTCTCAGATTCCGGATGAAACAACCCGGATGGTCCTGCTCCAGGAGATATCCAAGAAGCTCGAGCTTAACCTTGATCAGTTAACTGAACAGGTTAAAAAGCAACTTCCCAAGGTAGAATTGCATGAGAAGGGATTCTATGGATTTGATAATGCGATAGAGGCAATCAAGGAAAAGAATCAGGTTATTATTATCAAGGACCCGTCTGACGTTGTGGGACGGCACATGAATAATGAAGAGAATGTGATCAGCCTTCCTGAGGGGATCCTCCAGCGGACGGATATCGGCAAACTTATCGCGATCACGCGCAAAGTGATCATCGAAGGGATGAAAAAGGCGATGGATGATAATGATCAGGAAGATCCACTGGCCACCATCGGGAGACTGCTGACTGAAGGAGGTTGCCAGGTAGAAGTACACGTGTGTTTAAGAGATGTTGAAGAAATCTATGACTTCCTTGATCTCTATGTAAACTTGCTTACCGGGCATTTGAGATCACATCCCGATACCAAGCGATCAAAGAAGTATGTGGAGATCGTGGCGGAATTTCTTTCGAAGCTGGACAATACGATCATTCATATTAAGACTGGTGAGATTGCAAAGGCATTTGGACTGACAGCTGCCGCATTTACTAAGGTACTTAAACCATTTACCGATAAGCGCAAGAATCTGGCAGCGCAGGCTCAGGAGAACCTGGTGATCGATGATTACCAGTATGTATTCGATGTGCAGCACCTACCGGATTACATAGACCAGGAGTTTTACCAGCGCTATGGATTCTTTGCCGCTCAGAATAAGACCGGCCATAAGATATTCTACGTGTTCCGGACTCTGGAAAATGTGCTGGTTAAAATCGGTAATTTCTTCATGGAACCTTTGTTTCATGTCGTGGATGATGATTCTCTTCGAAATAAGAGAGTGATCAAGTTATTTCACTCAGAGCTTAACAAGGAAGAATATGTGGAGCTGAAGAGCGCCGATATGTCGGATCTCCCATCGTTCAAAAAAACGTTGTGGAACCTGGGACCATATCTTCTGGCCGGGGCAAAGCAATATCACTATGACAAGATCCAGGAGAGTATTGCCCTTGGATTTCCTAAATGCCGGGAGATATCAATATTTGGATGGCAGACAAAAGGATTCTTCGCCTTCAGTAACGGGATCGTCACCGATGGCCAGTTCACCTCAGTTGATGATCTTGGTCTTGTCAAGTTCAAAAGTGAAACATTCTATTCTCCTGCCTTTAGCCGTATATATCGTGATCGCACCGGGTCAGATGACAAATATTCATACGACCGTTTCCTTGTCTACAAACCTGAGCAAGAAACAACATGGTCAACCTGGTGCGATCTGATGCACAAGGTTTACCAGTATAACGGCAATGGCATGTGGGCATTATTGTTTACTGTACTGGCCGCCCACCGGTCGGTCATCTTTCCTATACAGCGTTTCTTTACAGCTTTGTTCTTTACCGGCCCTACCGAGTCGGGTAAATCCCGGATAGCGGAATCGATCCGGGCGCCCTGGATGTTCGGTGCCCCGCTATTTAATCTCAATTCAGGTACAGACGCCGCTTTTTTTACGGCCATGGAGCGATTCTGCGATATCCCCATGGTCTTCGAAGAATATAACGATTACCAGATATCGGATAAGAAGTTCCAGGGTTTAAAGGCTGCAGTGTATGATAATGAAGGCAAGCAGAAACGAAAGGATGCAACCTCCCGGGATATCGAGACCAGCGTGGTCAATTGTGCCCCGGTCCTTCTTGGCCAGGAGCAACCAGAGAGGGATGACGGTGCTCTTCAAAATAGGGTGGTGGTTAAGAATGTTCCCAAGAAGATCGACTGGACCGATGATGAAGTTGCTTTATTCAATGACCTTAAAAAACGTGAGGAAATGGGTTTATCTAACATCGCCCTGGAGATCATTCGCCGGCGCGATATCATACAGAAGCATTTTGCAAAATACCTGCATGAATGGCAGAAGAAGGTAAAGCAGGATATTCATGGCGAGGGCGGAACGTTTACCGTGAGAATGGTAAATACCGTCAGCCTTTTCATTGCCATGGCCAAGCTGTGGGAGGATCACTGCAAGGAGATCCCATTTCCTTTTAGCTTCGAGGAGTTCTACGAGGATGCCAAAAAGCAGATCTGCCGGCAGAGCGACGAGATGGATTCTTCAAACCGCCTGAGCGTGTTCTTCGATACGATCAGCATGCTGTATGCTCAAGGTAAGATCATCTCCGGACGAGAATTCGATCTTAGCATTGAAAAGGGAATCACTATCCAGGTAGGGCGAGATAAAACCGAAGGAGTTCATTGGAATGGTGAAACCAAGAAGATTCTTTGGCTGATTATAAATGATGTAATCCAGGTTTATCAAAGCATTCATACAACCGAAAGCCTGAAGCTGGGAACGCTTAGAAATTATCTCAGGGATCACCCGGCTTATATCGGCCAGGTACATAGCCACCGTTTTGAATGGGAGGTAGAACAATGGCGTGAGGATCCTTCCATACCAGGTAAAGTGAGCCGGTTCCTGGAGACGGCCAGCCGCAATACCAGTTGTATTGCCCTGGATTATGTCAAGATCCAGGAGATGGGTGTAGACCTGGAGAAGTTCAAGAATACAGCTACGCAATTAAATCTTGAGCTGAATGGAAATTCAACTCTGGAAGCTGAAGTGACAAAGAGTGATGATGAACAAAAAGTTGGCTCGTTGGAGAGTGAGCTTCCTTTTTGAGATTTTTTATTGCATGATTTAATACTCTCCAGGAAAGGAATAAAACGTGGTGAAAATTTTGGAAAATCCTAGCTCTAAAGTAGTGATCAACAAATCAACGTTCCAACATAAATATAATAAATCCTATAAATCAATATTTTATGTATGAAAAGGATTGTTGGAATGTTGTTTTTTAGTTGGAACACGTTGGACAGGTCATCACGAAGAAAGGTTTGCCCGTTGGAGCGTAAAAAGTGTACCAACAACGGTAACAATGATGCAAAAAACATCAATTTATTGTAAATCAATAATATAATATGTTCCGTAGGCTTCATTTTGGAACGTTGGTCTATAGGAACAGAAAATAACAGGAATCTAAAAACAAAAATTTTTAACCAAAAAACAAGATTATGGTAACACTAAAAATTGAAGACAAAGATGTCAGCAAACTTTTTTCAAAAGTTCCTGACTGGTTTCAGAAGATCTTAAAAGACTCCGCCGGTGATAAACTGTGTAGCGGAAAGTTGATCGATCGCGTGTCAGGTTTTGAAGACTTGCTCCAGGAAGCAAGCTTTAAAACTCAAGCAGATTATTACAGATCAATACAAGGCGACCGGTCACCCGACGAGATAGCCAATGCGAAAATTAAACTGGTATCCAGTGTAGCCTGGGAATCTATAGGCAAAACTGTTGATTGGAAGGATTCAAGTCAAAAGAAATACTGGCCACGGTTTATCATGGCTCCCGTTTTCCGGTTC